ATCTTCGGTGGTATTAAAGCTCTTCTTGCCTGCTCGCAAGACATACTTAATTACATTTCCAAGAGAAAAATTTAGGTCATATGCTTCAATAATTTTAATAGCTTCATATGGATTTTCTCTCCCGCCATAATGGTCAGGATGGTCAACAGCCTCTTTCGGTATGTCATAAATATCTATATGTTTGTGTGTCATTATACCCTCAAAAATTAAAAGCCCCGGCAGAACCGGGGCTTCGTTCATTAGCCAATCAATTGAAAGAATCCTTGATAAGCTAAGCAATCAACAATTGATCCTCCTGAGCCTTCCGGAGCAGTAAGCGTCGGGTCGCCTCTGACAGACTGAAGAGAATATGTAAGGATCTCTTCAAACCGACTAGGGGCCATCTCTGCATGTAGCTGCTCGTCTTCGAGACAAATCCCAACAAACAGATCTAGAAGTGCTTGATCACCGCCCAAACCAAGCTCCTCAAGTGCCGCAGAAAGAAAAGGAGCCAACATAGATGCCGTGATTGCTCCGTCCTCTTGGTGGTCTTCCGAGCCTACAAAAGCCTCATAGAAATCTCGGGTCAACATAATATCAAAACCGCCATCCTCTGAGCGGATTAGTCTCCCAACTCCAACCATATCTGACATATTTACCTCCTTATGCAGATGCGTAGTCATCTAGAAGCTTCTTAAACTTCTCTTTTAAAAATTCATTGATACCCTCAGGGGCATCAACTAAAACAGGTATAGCACCTATTCCTTCTTCCGTCCACTTTTTAGCTAGTTCTTTGCATTGATGAACACAATCGTCAAAGTGAATATGTATTTTATTTTTCTCTAATGTGCCAACTTTACTTCTATTTGAAGTATAAAACACTTTTCTTACTGGTAGTTTCAATTGAAACACTAATTCTTCTGGTGCAGGAGAGTTATCATGTTCGGGTAGCCTGACACCTCTTATCCTGGCTGTAGTGATATAAATTTCACAGCCCTGATCATACAAGTCCCTCATGATTTTAATATTTTCATGATGAGGCTCAGTGTAAACTGCGTCTACAGCGTACCCAGCTTCATTGTATAAGTACTCATATCTAATAAGTGTGTTGTCGTAGTCAAAAGAAATCTTAGGCGCGTTCACTATCCCCCCAATAGCTATGTTTATCTTAGCTCTGCCATTACGTGATTGGACTCAATCAAATAGAAATCACCCTCATCTGTCACAATCTGCCTAATAACATGGGTTGGAACAACAAGTTTACTACCTTTGGTAAACTTTTCTGTATCTGCCAATACGGTCACAACCTTATAAGGGTTCTCAGCAGCCTTATAATCATCAGGCAGAAGAACGAAAGAATCACTTTCTTCTTTTACTTCCATAGATACATGGACAAATCCATTTACAGGTACAACATTCATCTTAAACTCCAAACCTATCTAAAACTTTTTCATGTGTTCTATATTCCCTATCGCTCAGGAACACTGTTGTCAACTTATTACAGTTTTTACACCTGAAGCGAATTGCGACATGCCCAATAGTCGCCTCGATATGACTAGTGGGCATGTAAGAGTGCTGCTTTTCACCTACACATTTGGTTAAAAGCTCGTGTTTTGGCAATAAATGATTAAAATTCATCTCCTCACCTCCAGAAAAAATATAATCTAGAAGTGAGGAGATGTCAAGCTAGTTTAAGTAAGCTCGCAAGCTCCGCCTGCGCACGCCAATTCACCAGAGAGGTCGGTATCGTCCTGAGTCTCAATAATATTTCTCAGATCAACCCCAGCTAGACTCTTCATCAGCATATTGTAGGTTTCTTCGTCACAATCCTCAAATGGAGCTTGCTTATAGCTGTGCTCAGAGTGAGGCAACACAGAAAGTCCGTTGTAGTGATCACGGTTTTCCCACATCCACTCACCTACTGGAGCCCATTCTTCTTCTCGAATGGTAACGGTAGCACTCACATTGTGAGTATTTTGGCCCTTACGGTGTCCTGTCCGAATCCACTCCACACTAACCCTCTTAACTCGCTCAAGCATCTCTAGAGCCGTCTCAGAGCGTGTGATGGCACCTTCTGGAGCCTTCTGGGGTGCAGAGATAACAGCAGTATCATGCGGACGGAAGAACTCATCTTCGATCAACTCTGGGTGGTATTCAGAAAGGTAACCGTAAATGGCCTCATTCTTGCCAACACGGACACGACGAATGTAGTAATCGCTATGCCAAGCGTGAATACCTGAGGAAGTTCCAAGAGTTAGAGAAGTTGTTCCTGCTGGCTTAACACAAGTTGTACGAGCAGCTGGTCTAATCCCTAACATAGCTGCTACCCTTGCGTTCTCCTGCTTGACAACCTCAGCGGCGGCCTTCATATCAAGCCCAAGAACAGCTCCGGAAGCGATACCGGTCATGGAGACTCCAATAAGGGCATCCTTCTCAGTATTTCGCTGCCAAACAGGACGTAGGTAATGGAAGTCAGTGTAGCTTGCCTGAAGTGTTCCAATGAACGCTGCTGCTCTTACACGCTCCTCTAAATCCGCCTGATCCTTGACATTAGAAACATTCACCTCTGTCAAATTACAGAATTGGTAAGGTCGGAGAGCAATCTCGCAGCATGGGTTTGTTCCCCAGTCCTTATCGTATGTGAAGTAGAAACCTGGCTCTCCAGCGCCAGATGCCTTAACACGATCCCAAAGATCCATAAAGAATTCCTTTGTGACCTTGTGACGCATGAGGACAACAGAGTTGTTTGCACGACCACGCTGTGGGTTGGTCTCCCACCAGTTGCCAGATTTGGCAGCAATCATCTCATCGTCGTCAGCAGAGAACAAAGAGATAAGAGCAGCACGGCGGATACCGCCTGCTAGAACTGCATCGGCAATGTGACAGACAATATCATGGACTTCAATAGGAGTTAGCTTCTCGCCATTCTCTTTTCGGTCGAGGATACCCTCAACCTTGACTAAGCATTCCTTAAGAGGCTGTGGGCCGGGTGCCTTTCCACCTGATGTTACAAGTCGCGCACCTTTGGGCCTGATGTCCGAGAAATCGAAACGCAGCTTTGAAGTACCGTTAAAGTAAGAAAGAATAAGTACCTTTACAGCATCTGCCCAACCTTCGATAGAATCCCCAATGAGGTAACGACGAGTTCGCTTAGGATTTGGACGACTAATCTCTGGAAGCTTATCGACGTGATGCGACTGCACCGAGAACCCGACTCCAGTACCACCAAGCAGCAAAAACATAGCCTCAGAGAAGGCGCGAGGGTCATCAATCGGCATGTAAGCACAGTTGAAGACTCGGTTAGGAGCGACTTCAATTGGCTTTCCGCCAAACTGCATTGAACGCATAGAGGGTAGGACCATCTTGTCATAAACAAAACTGTATGCATGCTCAATCTGTTCTTCCCAAACAGGGAACTTCTTGATGTGCATCGCCTTGTTTCTGTCTACGATTTCTTTAAATGTCTCGCGACGAAGAAGGTCTTCTCGGTACTTTGCGTACTTCATATGAACAGTGATATCTGATAGTATCTGTGATGAAATTTCCATTTTATGCATTCTCCCTTTGCTGCTGTCTAAATTTCTTATATTTCTCTTTCAGGACATCTGCCTGACTCTTAACACTGACTTCTTCTGCCTCCTCATCGCTTGGCGGAAGAACTCTAATCTTTACATTGCTAGTATCCATAAAGATGGGATAGACAAGACCGTCAGGCCCATTTCTATTTTTAGCGACATAAACTCTACCAGAATTAGAAGTCTTGTCGTCAGCAGTTCTAGATACCGTGTAAATAAAGTCTGCGACGAAACACTTACTAAATGCTTCTGAAATTGATTCCATAGTAATGACTTCTGCGTTCAAACCAGAACGGTTTGTCTGAGACGCAGTCCAGACTGGGCAATTATAATCCTGAGCGATGCCACGAAGTTCTTCGTAGATCGACTCTAGCTCAGTTCTTTTCTCTTTTCTGTTTACAACAGGCCTCAAGAGATCCCCATAGTCTACGATGATAAGGCCAGGGTCTATACCACGGTTAGAAAGTTTTTCCAAATGGTTTCTAATGGTTCTGGTTGAAGCGGACTTGGTTGGGTACTCTTTTACAATAAGTGTGCCCTTTACCTTCTCTACTCTTTCATAAATCAGTTCTTTGAACGATCTCAAGTCGTTCAGTGGCACCCCTGTGATACAAGAGTCGTATCTTGATGCAATCGTGGTGTCACTAAGCTCAAGTGTATAGTGAACGACGTTAACGCCGTTAATCAAAGCTTGAGAGCCCAAGTGAGTAAGATGCATAGACTTACCAGCACCAGTCGGGGCAATCACGACACCTAGCTCACCAACGCCAAGACCACTTTGACAAATAGCATCCATCTCAGACCACCCTGTAGACACGGGGCTTCGAGACTTCAACTCAAACCTCTTCTCAAAATCTTTTAAGTAATCATAACCAAAATTAGAATCACTTCCCAAAATAAGAGCGTCATTGATAATCTTAGAAATCTCATCAAAGGAAGATGATTGAAGTAGGTCTACTGACTTTAGCATCGCACCCTTAAGCTTCTGCTTACGGCAAAAATCAAGAGACTTATCTTTTACAAAGTCTGTCTCTCGTACAGAGTCCATGATCTGAACTCTTGCAAAGTAATCTCTGACTTGTTTCTGGAGCATGTCATTTTCTTTCTCCAAGTCAGACTTGAGAATAGTCATCATGATCTTGGTAGTCGGATGAACGCTGTACTTTTCTCTGTAGTCCATGATCTTGCTCACGAAGAGACGAAGATATGATAGCTCTAGAAAGGTAATGTCAAATACTTCAAATATCTGATCTGCGAACGGTCTGTCTTCAAGAATGAGGTAACAAAGTACCTCTTGGAAGTTCTTACCAAAATGACTAAAGTTTGTTTTTTCCATGATTCCCCCTCTCTACTATTAACCTACTGTTTTTCGTTGGCAACTATCTTTCTCATGGCGATTGTGAGGTCCGTGTTATCCCACTCGCCAAACCCATCTTCTAGCATCATTTTCCTAAGCTCAGTTAAATTAAATTCTATGTCTGCATTTTCTAGTATGTAGTTGATCTTTGATTTAACAGTAGGAGATAACGATGGACTATAGAGTTGCATCAACCTATAGTTGTTCTGTATCAAACTGACGTTTTCCAGAATTCTATTATGTACTACTAACTTCTTCTCTTCTTCTTTGCATGCCTTTACGATATCTTCTATTAAGTAGTCTTCGTTTTCTATCATGAAAGGAAATCTTTTAGATATCGTTTTCAGCCCAGCGCCTTTAACACCCTTTAAGTTGTCTGAAGGGTCACCGGCAATGGCTCTGGCAAGAGCAAAGTTTACAGGATGAATGCCGTGTTGTTCAATAATCGAGTACTTGTTTAAGACTTCTTTTTGAGTTGGCCTATAAATGACCGTCTTATCGTCGCACAATTGGTAAAAGTCTTTGTCACTAGAGATGATAATCTTTTGCCAGTCTGCCAGTCTTTTGTTCTGCACCAGATATGAGATAATATCGTCGGCTTCTACATCTTCGATACAATACTGGATTACAGCAAGTTGATTTAGGTACTCAGAAAGTCTGATCTGTTGCCATATCTTGTTGTCTTGTTCTTCCCTCAGAGTCATGTTCCTTACTTCTCTGTTGAGTCGAACAGGAGATCTACCAGCTTTATAATTCTTATTAAGGGTCTTTCGCTTTCTTGACCCTCCGCCACAGTCCCAAGCAATTATAACCTTATCAGGCTTTATCTCTCTACAAAGTTTCTGGAGTGTTTTCAGAAAACCTTTAAAGCCACCAATTGGGTGGCCATTTGTAGAGAGACTTGGGTCTACTATATATGACCGCAGATATATATTCATGCAGTCTATTATCATTGCCCTTTTCATTTTTCCCCCAGAAAAAACGGTGAGGGTGGGATTCGAACCCACGGAGGGCGTTAACCCTCACCGGTTTTCAAGACCGGATCCTTAAGCCACTCGGACACCTCACCTAATACTATTAGTCAGGAAGATGAGCGTCAACATCTTCAAATGCTGTGATATCGCCCTTTCTATCCTTATACTTCCCAATAACTTCAAGATCCATCAACTCCTCAACTCTGCTTCGGAATTTTGGATCTTCTAGAAACTTCATCCATTTTGTAGCTTGGAATCTTTGTTCCTCGCCATTGTCGTAAACAAGAGTGTACCAAGCTCCACTTTGCTTAATATATTCTGACCCTTTGATAGCCTCAAACCAAGATTCCTCGTCCATGATTCTAACTTCATCATCTCCCCAAGTAATCTGGAAGGTACACTGGCGGCGTTCTGTACCGAACCGAGACTTCTTAAGAGTAGCCTTAACTTCCGAGCCAATCGTAAATCCATTGTCGTCAAGAACAAAAGAAGCCTTAGACTTACGCTTAGTTAACCAAATACGGAGAGAAGACGCATAAACAACAGACTTACCTCCCGGCGTGGTCAGAGGCTCAGACATGGCTTCCATTCTTTCGGCGTGGGTGGAAGCAATCTTTTGCTTTAACTGGTTTAGACAAAGCAATGTACATTTTGCATTCGCAAGAGGAATAGTAAGCTTTTGAAATGCCAAAGAAAGAGTTCTTGCTTTTTTGCCAACCGAGGCATTTGGATTGAAGCTACCCTCTTTATCAGAGTCCGTTGGAGTGTTTGCAATCGAGTCCCAGATGAAAACCATAGGCTGATCCATCCCAATAAACTCTTCGATCATCTCCAAAACTTGCTCTACAGTAATAGCTTGAACATACATAAAATATTCAGGACTAGTATCTATACCAGCTTTGGATAGGAACGAAGGATCAATCGCACTCTCTGAGTCGAAGTAAACAACATACTGGCCCATCTTCTGAGCGTTTGCTGCGATGCAAGCGGCCATGTAACTCTTACCAGTTGCGGAAAGTCCAGCAATCTCAGTAATCTTGCCCATAGGGATTCCTGCTTTCTTGCCTTTGCAAATGATCGAATCTAACCATCGTGAACCAGTTGGGATCCATCCCTTAACCTCTGTTGGGTTCTCTTGTGTCAGATCATGGGCTACCTGCATTCCGTATCGCTTATTCATTCTCTTCATCATATCGCCTACGGATACGGAACCAGTCTTTTGCTTCTTCGCCACGTTACCTCCATAAAATAAAAAGACAGGACACCTATATTAGATGCCCTGCCGTGTGTCAATCAGTTTTCAGTGTTTTCTGAGACAATCTCTAGTGTGTCTTCATCCTGGGTAGGAGGGGTAACACTTACTGTTGGCACGGTGGTTGGTGCATGAGTTGTTGCAGCTACATCTGCTCTCGATGTATCGCAGTCAGCAAGGATAAGGGCAACAAAGAAAAGCCCTACAGCTGCTAGACCAACCTGGACTCTACGATCTTGTAGAGCCGACATGATGTTAATGTTTATCATTTTATTTTTCCTTTATCAAAAAATTAGGCACCTGTTAGAGAAGCTTGGGATCGCTTCTCAGCCCGTGCCTACCTGCGGCGGGGGGAATCAAATGGTTGCGCTACTATTTAGTAGTTCGTTTAGCTTATCGTCCACACTATTGAAAGTAGTGGACTCTTTTTTAGCAGAACTATCGCCATAACGCTCTGTCTCTCCGCCATCAGACTCACTTGCAAGCCACTCGTCTAGCATTTGACCAACCTCGTCTGGGGTCTTGCGAGACTCTGCGAATGCCTTGTCAAAGTCTGGTACAGCATGAACCCAATCAGCCATCTGATCTTCGTTACTGCTCAACGGAGACGGACGACGACGCGGTGTAAGGCTTGTCTGTGGGTAGGAAGCTCCAGGAGGCTTGCCGTACTTGAGAACGAGGTCAGTGCCTGTCTCAGGGTCTGTAATGTCCCCGTAGTCCTCGTTCATGACAAGGTCGAGAAGATCCTTGTATGCTGTCTTACCGTAGCCCCAGAGGCGAACACCCTTCTCTTCCTCGCCGCGAACAATAACTGCGGAGAAGAACCGCTGGCGTGCCATAAGGTTCTTGGCCATCTTGACAGAGTCATCAGTGCCTTCGTTAAAAAGCTTACGGACAAAATCATCGAGTGGGTCTGCCTCGCCGTAGTTACGCTTTGGCGAAAGGAATCCACGATTGTTGCCAAGGTTGTAGTGGAACCAGAACTCCTTGAAGGGGTCGCCGTCCGCTACCGGAAGAATACGGATGGTCTGCTCGCCATCGGTAGGCTTCCAAAAAATGCTCTCCTTGCGGGCGTTCTTGCCCTCAAGTCGATCCAACTTTGCTCTCATCTTATCTAGATTGATACCCATTTTGGTACTCCTATTGTTATGTGGGTGGTTACCCTATAGTTACGCAAGAGGTATTCTTACGCACTAACTGTTTAAATTAACTTTCCTTCATCATAATTCACTTCGACAATATTGCCAACAAGTGTATTATAATTTACAACTCTAAATGCGTTCTTTTCCAAATCCCAGACAAGCTCTCGACCCTCGGACAGAGTCTTTTGCTTTCCGGTGCCGGTTAGTTTACCATTAACGAAAGAAGATGGCAAGTCTTTTATTTTCGAAAAGATCATTTGCCTGATAGAACCATCAGACTTACGAAAAGAAACCATATACGCTTTCATCTACTCCCCCTGCACTTTGGATGTTCTGTACATCACATACCCATAGTCTGTCTCGTACTCGGTGGAGTATATCCTATACGATATCTTTGTCAACCAGGTTTCTGTTTTTTCTTCCATATGGCCTTCAATGGTAGGTATAACCTTTGATTCACTCATGAGCACACTGTTTCTAAGAGCATACTGGTAGTCCTTTTCGCGAATAAGGTCAAGATCAAAGAGCATTTGTTCTTTAGATGTCTCTGGATCCAGTATACCGATTGTTGTTATTGCACACACATCATCTTTGTCTTCTACGACGCCGTAAACATGTTCTGTTCTGTTGAAAATGTTTATGAAGTGCAGAGTAGATACTATGAGCTCGTTAATCTTCCTGTAGTATCCGATTACTGGCAAGTCCCCTACGATCTCCGCAACTTTTTCATTGCTAACAATAACAACTTCTTCCAGAAGCCCGGATCTAGCATACTCTTGAAGAATACCAAAGGTTGCTCTTTCTAGAAGCTTTTTCTTCCCTGTTAAAGTCTTCTTATTTGGGCTAATATACAGAATTGTTATTCTCTTGTTCTTTATTTGCTCTAGGATTCTAAGAGCCATCCCGGAGATGTTGCCTGACCCTGCTATGATGAACAGTACCTCGTCACCAAAACCAGAAAAGAAATCGCTCATAACCGGAACATTAGATTCGTAATCCTCAGCATTTCTTTGCTGACCTACAGAAAAACAGCGATCTCCTTCAATACCCACATCAATCTTATGGACTGTGTACTGTGGGTATCTCGAAAAATGATCCGCAATATTACATGCTGCTGTGCCAAGTCCTACTACATCCATTCGAAATTCCTCATAAAAATTGGTGTGCCCTCTCCCATGTATGAGCAAACAACATTGAATTCCATCCATTCTACTGCGTCATGGTAAGACATCCCCTGCGTTATGAGTATATCCACGCACTTATCGTAGTCGTAGATAACTACAGGATTCTTTGGATACTGGTTCCCGTAGCCAATTATAGCGTCACCTAGCCCATCTGCTATTAGTGCTTCCTCGTTGATAGATGCAATCTCTTCTGGTGTTGGCTTCATTTTCTGGTCTCCATGTTTCCAAAGTTAGCCCCGACTGACATGTTGGTCAAGAACTCTGTGCCCCTATAAGTAGAAAACTGTTTCTTAAGATCCGGTAATAGATGTGCATCGTCGTATGACATGTCGAGCACTACAGAATCGTGAATTGTAAAGGCAATGTGTGACTCAACCTCAGTTAACATTTTGTGCAACTTTACCATCTGCCTCAAGACTATATCAGCGGCAGTGCTCTGGATTAGGTACGACAAGGCATGAAACTTATCAGCCTCTATCGATCTTCCGAAAGGATTGATAATTCTTTGGCCATCCCAGTACCTGTCAATGATTTCCTGCCTGTTATATGCACGCTCGGATAGATGATCGTCAGACTCTAAGTTATAAAGCCAAGAAAAGATTCTTGTTTTAGCTTCATCTCTGCTGCCAGCCCCTCGATAAACATTTTGAATATTCCATTCATGGATATCGATGTTGGGCTGTTCTTTGTCCATAAGATAGAGCAGAACTCTTAATTCAAAAGCATTGTAATCAAGCTCTACGAAGAAGTCATTAGTAGGCCGGATAGCACTCCGAAACTCCTTGTTGATATTCAAGATCGGAAAACTGTTTGGTCTAGTAGTGAGCCGCCCTGTCCTAGAGCCAAAGATATTATACCTGATATAGGGTGCTGACCTTTTGACGCTACGAAGCTTACTACGAGATGGCTTAGAAAGATCCGCTAATCTAATGCTATCTTCGAAGTCTAAATTTAGTTTCCTATTAGAAATCTCTTGTGTTAGTTCGTGCAGTTGCTTTAAAAACTTATACTCTTTTGGCTTCTCAAAGTTCTCAAACACATGTGCTGCAATCTTATTTTTGATTTCACAGAACCTCTTCAGAAAGCTCTCGGGTACTAAATCGTAGAAGCAGTGCTGGTTCAGGTCTAACTGTGCTTCCACCATCGACAATGTGTAGGCACGCAGCAAGTCTAAACATTCGGTCAGCTCCTTGGTCAGGTGCTCAGGACACACATCCTTCAAGCCTGACTTCGCGTAAAGGTAAGCGTACTCGATATCGTATCCCTGCAAATAAGCAGGTGCAGTCCAGCTGTGTGTCATAGAACCACGGTAAGACTTGACAAACTCACCATCTTCGTAGAACGCAACACACTCGTTTTTATCGTCTAACGTTTGGAACAGCACATTAACTCCGCTAGTAAATCGTCTTTCTAGACTCTGCTACCGAACGGTCTAGCACTTCCTGCAAGTCCTGTCCAGAAGCTTGTGCATTTTCTAGCTCCAACTCTGAGGCGATATTGAGACTGTTGTATGCCCCTCTGTCGTTTAAAAACCCTTTGAACTGCTGATCTATGTACGACATTGCTGACTGCATCCCTAGAGAGTCAAGATATCCCATAGCATTGTTCTTTATCTTATTTATTAAGGCTTTTTTATACCGACTATTGGTCTCTCTATTTCTTAAATCAATATATAAATTTAATCTAAATTTATTATCATACTTAAAGTCTAGTTCTTCTTTAGTCAACTTCTTTCTTCGAGTGACATATCTATGTATATTAAAGCCATCTACTTTTTCATTCTGAATAAAAGGTCTAAATGTAACAAATCTATTATAAAAAGATAATAGATAATTCATCATATATTCTATATCTCTATTATACGATACATCATAGTAATCGTTGAAGACTTTGTCTTTGTTAGAATCGTACTTCGCCATGTAGCTTTCCATTTCTAGTGAGCCGATGTTAGCACAGATTCTCCATGGGACGTTAACATCAATTAAAAATCCATGCTTAGCACAATTCTTTATAAAGAAAGTATAACTTGGTTTATCAATAAGTTCTGTTATTTTTTCTTGATCCTTTCCGTAGTCTAGATTAGACATCTCAACGAATAAGCCAGTCATGGATAGGGGAGAAAGTTTACTAGAAACAAATCCAGTAAGAGTAAATGGATTATTAGTATAATTTTCAAAGAGCATCTCCATAAACAGATCAACAAAAGATTCAAAATCATGAATTTGTTTTTCTTTTTCAATTAAAATAGGATGGATAGTATCTCTTAATAATCTTACATTCTTTTCGTAATCAAATAAAACATTTGTATAACCTTTTACAGGAACCAAAGAAGATAGAACCTGATCTTGTCTGGATATCTTCCCGTTGTTTAAAGCTTGGTCATAGCTTTTGAGGAAACCATTTATAGCATCAGCGACAAAGTCAAGAACAAATAAACTTTCACCACCATCTAGTTGAACAGTTTTTATTTTAGACTCTTTTGGAATCATAAACTCATGCAATCTGTTTATTTTACCGTAATACATGTTTTCAATAAACCAGAAGTCTCTAAAAACTCCTGGGTACTCTGCTTGAAGTCTTTTACTGATTGCTTCGTTTCTATATTTTGCTCTTTCATTAAACAAAATTCTAGAATTGCTCAAACTATTGCTGCCTATGAACTTTCTTATAGACATTACTTGTCCTCCCCAGTATTAAGTAATGCATCATTTAATTGTTCTTTCGCTTTTGCAAAGAAATTATCTTCGCAGGACTTATTAACAAGCTCTGGTGGAGTCGGGCTCTTAACCAGATTTTTAGGTCGGCCATCTCCACTTTTTACAAACATAGCAGACACTTTAGTGCTAAACCCGGAGGCGTTTATTGTGTTATCAACTCTTTTGATCTGGTGGTAACCACCAATTCCAAGAATGTTCGCTGGAGACGGAGTCTGGTTATCGGCAGGGTCTCCTAAAAGGTCTGATCCTAGACCTCTTGTGTTCAGATACATGTAAGTTCCTGGCCAAAATAAAGCGTTCCCATACATCTCGGCATTAATTTCGAATAAATTTGCTAGTTGAAGATCTGGTAGCTCTCTGTTTTCTTGTATTCGAGCAGATCTCAAATATTTAGAGACATTACTAGCCTTATTAAATGACACACTCTTCAGTAGTCCACGATCTAAGCCACTAGTCACATGGTAAACTCCTTGTGCAGCATCTCTACGGAACCTAGTCTCACCTTCGCTCGGCGGTCCTACATCTATGTCTCCAGTCTTGGCATAGATCACAAGGTAAGTATATCTATCTCTTAGGCTCTTTTGATTTCTTGTATCAAAAATGAATGTACTATTATCTGGGTTATCAAAATCAATCTTAAATTGATCAATGTCTAACAATCCCGAACCATTTTTTGAATTCATCTCTACGTTTTGGGAAGAATCTTTTGATTTTCTATCTTTTTTACGACCACCAACAGGCTCCTTTACGTTGTATTTTGAATCTAGTTGATCTGTCCCTCCACTCCCAGAATCAACTCCCATAATTTCAGTCTCTAAGACAACACTTTTTCTGTCTAATCCAAAATTACATTCAGGCCCAAACGCTTCAAACGCTAAGTCTTTTATAACGCCTCTTGTAAACAGGTACAGAGGATAAGCTGTTCCTGACTCTATTCCTGTTGGCATTTTTTTAGCCATGAAATCTACAAACAGGTCAACCGATATGGGAATATCCGCTATATTTATTGTTATGTCTTGTCCATTATTATCCTGGAAAGTAACCGGTCCCATAATATATTTAACATTTCCAAGATAAATATCTTTGTCTTCGCCTTCAAAAACATTATCCAAAGCTACAGCAAGCAAATCTCCTAAAAAGAAATATTGAACCATGCGTGTCTCTGGGTTTAACAGTAAGTCCCTATCGTTTTTCAACCTTTCATCATTAAAGGCATCATTTAAAACTTCTACTACTTGATTCTTTTTAAACTCAAGCATGAGCCTCGCTAAATCTAAACTGCCTGCAAGCTCCCCTGTTAGCGAGCTGGCTGTTTGTGTAGCTATAGCATTAATCTGCTCTTTGACCTCTTCGTCTGTTGGTGTGCGTAGTATTAGCGAGTAAATAAGATTAGATTCTTGTAATTTTCTTAAGAGTGTAGATTGAGAATTTTGTATATCTCTGCGAACATCTTTGTCATAAGAGGCTTTCAGTTCTTTTATCTGCTCCGCAGAAAGACACCTTTCACTGCCTCCATCAGGCTTTTCAGGGTCTACAAGTTTTTCACTTCTTACTAATTTATCAAAGATGTTTTTTCTTTGTTTTCTTTTTTTTCTTGTTGCTTCATCAGCAAGAACATCTGAGCCCCGAGCAAGAGTGACTGCTTCTAATCTTGGGTAAAAATCTAGTACCACCCTGACAGAGCCGCCTTGATCATCTTGAATGTCAATATCATAGTCTCCTACAGAAACAATCGTTGTGAGTTGCATTTCTTTTATCGCACTTACTAACGCTGGTTCTAAAATACCTCCGCCTCCACTAGCGCCCCATCCAACAACTATTTTTAAGGAATAATTATTTGGATCATTTATTCTACCCGCAGTTCCTAAAGATTGCAGGAGAAGGTCTATGATTCTATACCCTCCCTCAAATTCTACGCCGTCTTGATCAAAGCCTCTCCTTGTTTTAAAAAGCTCGTTAAAGTTTTGAGCATAAATAGCTAATTTTCCAATTACCTGCTTTTTTGCTACATCTGGGTTGGGACCTATTAGGCTGTATTGAAGATACTCTATCCCAACTCCTACGCCTCTTTGTTCTCTGCTATTAAGCATGTCTTGTAAATCAGTTATTGGATCTACAAAAGAATTAAATTTGATTTCCACCTCTCTCGGTGGTTTATTTTTACCTTGCGGGTATTGCTTATAGATTCTAATAGTGGGAACAAGCTGAGAAAGTTGCCAATGCCTAATGCCCAAGAACTCTAAGGCACCCCTGGTCATCCGCAATCTGTTCATCATTGTGGCAGGCTCTGTTGTAGTTATTTTGTGTATCCTGTTATACCTTATCTGATCCCTACTCAACGACTCGTCTGCCGATCCCATAAAGAAAGATGGATATTTATCTCCTTTTGGAGCACTGCTTTTTTCAAGAATCTGCCTTAGGTTTGATATAACGATACACTGATCGTTCAGATCTACTACTTCATTTGCTGCTTCTGCGTCTTTATCAGTTGCACCTCCATCTTTTGAGGTTGAACTTTCTTCCTCGCTCTTTTCTCCTTTTAGCTGTTCAAGAGTTTTCTCATCTAAAACAAACTGCTCCAATCCGGGACAGTCGTAGCTTTCAGAATTACCAACTGTTCTATTTTGTACACCTTTTTCATCTAAAAGTCTGTTGAACGCAGCCTGTGTCTCGCAGCGCCAAATACCATCAACACCAAAGTCTGGGAGTACATCACTTGGCTGATTCGTTCTACCTTGAGAATCTAACTCGTTAATCATTAAAATCTGAAGGTCCCTGACTCTCGGATCTCCAAACTCGCCATCTACTGGGTTATTGTTTATAGCAAACCCTGTTTCTTTGTCGTAAATAATCGAAGGATGTTGGGGGTCGTCACGTCCTGTACCAAACCCAAAAGGTTCAGAGACGTCAATATCATATAGACTAAGATCAAGCCCCTGTGGGACTTGTGTAACTTCAGATTGTTGTTCGTTCGGCACCTGCTGTCTTGGGTCTACCGATTCTCTGTCTGACATCCTAAACTCCTAGATATATTAACACTTGTTCTAGAGGGTGTGGTATATAGATTATATCACCGTATTTTACGTGACTTTCTGTTGGAGCTCTGTTGTACCAAGCTATCACCCACCACTTAGTAGAATCGCCATAGTGATCGTGAGCAAGCTTAAAAAACCTGTCTCCTGTTTTCCAAACATGGCTTATGACGGTCAGAGAAGCTATTTGATCTTTTGTTATATGCTTCAAGTTTGGTGTCGTATATTGCTGAATGCCTTCTACTCCACGTTCTTGGAATGTGTCTTCGTACATTCTTTTATTGTTAAAAAATTTAGTTCTACCAAAATATCTAGACATTAGTCATTTCCCCCTAAAACTTCATCATTTGCCTGTTCTATTGTAGGGTTATCGCCAACAGTGTTTGTACCAATTATAGTATTTGCTCTCTGTAATCCTGCTGACCATGGAAAAAGAGCAGCATCTGAGCCCCATTCGGGCGCTGCGTTTGAAGCATTCGCCTCTCTTCTTTCGTTGACTTTGTTTACATCTCGTTTTCTTTCCTTACCGTTTCTCCTTCTTTCCGAAAGCTGGACGGCTTCTGCTTTTTCCCAACCAAGAGTATGCTGATGTAGAACATTAAAATTTATAGAAAGTGTAATAGCTTTTGGGAAAAGATTTTTTCCAGGGTCAAAGAATCCCTCGTCTATAACAGGGCTCCAACCATAAGAAGTTATCACTCCCAATAGGCCAGATGTTCGTACATCTCCAGCTGGGCCTCTAGAGGCATCAAAGATTAAGTTAGCAAATTTAATCTTTATTAATGGACCTTTTGACATAGTTGAGGCGTTGTCAATTTTAGAATACTCGGGATATAACATTCTAGCTAATGTAGAAGTTTTAACTAAATTTGCTTCTGCGTCTTGTAGATCGAAAGCTGGGACTACCCATCCAAGCTGTATTGACCTACTGGTTCCACGGAATGTCTGAATAGGGTCAGGGCGACCAAGTGTTTGAGACTGGGTCCAAGCACTGTTGAAGGTCTCAGAATAATTCTTTAGAAAAGCCTTAAAAGCAACATTGGCACCAGAAAAAGTTTGATAAAATTCTAAAACTTGACCTTTTGATTCTAGGACATCAGATGGATCTGTGCTAAATGCAACCATTACTACATACCTCCAGTGCTAAATTCTGCGGCTATCTGTTGTGCCAACTGGCTTCTGTCTAGATAAACATGGACCTGTATATTAGAAACAGAGTCTACAAGAGCTTTTTTCATCTCTTCTCTTTCTGCTTCTATGATTCGAGTAAGCTGTGCATCCACATCAACGCCCGTAAAACTACTTGCTGTGTCCGCGAGAGACGTGATTGGGCTTTCTCCTGCACTCTTTAAAATATTTTGTATAGCTTCATTTGTTCTTACAGCCTCTAAAGTTATTGCTCCCATCTCTTCTCTGAGTGTCTCTGCTCCTGTGATAGCCTTAGCGAAAGTTGCATCTTCAAGTATTGATATTTGCTCTGCCACGCCGTCCACAGAAAATCCTAGTCTTCCCATAGCTGTCGCCATAGCCCCAGGATCAGTGCCCTTCCTAATACTGTCAAGAAGCTCAGTGTCTGTTTTAGCAGCTTGCATTCCCAGGTCTTCAAGAGCATCAGTGCTGCCTCTGGCAAAAGAGATAAACCCTGTGATATCATTTCCAAAACCAAGGATGTCTGCCAAAACTCTCTTCATACCTCCGCCAAGGTTTTCTACGTCAAAACCTCCAAGAGCATCTTGTAAAAGAGATACGGCTTCTGCAGGATCTTCTAATGCTGCTGCAACAAGGTCGGTCGGAAGAAGTCCAGTATCTCCAAGCAATTGATTGAGTTGTCCAATTGTTCCTGCGGCTCCTTCAAAGGTTGTGAATTTCTCACTGATCCCAACTAGCTTATTAAGTTCCAATCCTGTGCCTTTTGATTGTGCCTGCAGTCTTCTAAAGGTACTAACTGCATTATCTCCAAATGCTCCAAATAGTGGGATTTGAGCTGCGAAATTGGACATAACTGTTCCAAGATCTACATTTAGCGTATCTGCCAGAGCTTCAAACTCTTTCAAAGACATATTTATTTGAGCATCTGATTGAGAAAAACCTTTTCTAAGGCCTTGAACAATTGTAGTTTGATCTTCTATAGATGCGCCCAACTTTCCAAGTATAGTTACAGTTTTTGCTATACGTTCTTCTGCCGGACTAATTCCCCCAAGAGTGAAGTCAGAGAACCCTTTAGATAGTTGCTGGGTTGCTTGAGTTACATCCTGAGCATCGACTGGAAACCCTTTTAGGCTTTCTCTCAAAGAAAAAATAGCATCATCAAACTCACCACCAAAACCAGTAGCAGCATTAAATTGTATTGCTGCTTCCTTTGCTTGCTGTCCCACTGCAAAAAATGGATCTGTTAAAGCATTAAGATCCGCTTTCAGCGCTTTACTGGCAGCCACTAGCCCCAACATACCTTCAGTTAGTTCGGTTGCACCTGTGCCCAGACCTTTAAAGAGGTTTAAGTTTTGTTCTAACAGTTCAGGTTTAAGATTGCCAAGTAGGTCTTGAGCATCTTGCACTCCTCCCACGACTTTTCGGGCGACATCAGGGTTAGACCTTGCAACCTCTGCGAAGCCATCTTTTATTGCCTGTACAATTTGATCTATCATATTAAGACGCCCCCATCACTATAAATAGTATAGAATACAATATTATGCTTCTTGTTTATCCTGGGGCATTTCTTGCTTCTTTTGCTTTATAAGTCGCTTAACAAACCAATCTCGGATCGGGATAGGGAGATTATAGGCTTCCATGAAAGACCATCCTCCGTGATAAGACAGGAAGAAAAACTGCTCATAGACTTGCTCTATGTAATTATTAGACAGGCCAAAAAAAGCTAAGACCCAACGGCACCTCAAGAGCCGTTGTAGTGCCGCAAGAGGGGCATTCGTAATCTTGCTTTGTGTCTATGTCAGGAGATACAGAGGAATATACTTTTCTTAGATGCAAGGAGTCACCGGCTGGTAGCCCATTAATAAAAGAGTTGATCATAGTTTTACTTGTTTCTCCATCAATAGAAACAACAACCATTTTCAAAAAGTCAGTTCTAGCAGTTTCTGGTAAATTATTCTTTCTTCTTGCTTCTGCATTCTTAGTCAAGTATTCTTGTTCTCTCATGCTCAAACACTTGATCTCTAGCTCTCTACCAGATCTTGGTAGCTTTACAAGGAATGTTCCGTTCTCTGTGAGTCGGATATCTTCTGGTATCTCTCTAAGTGTAAAAGTATTTAAATCTACTTCAGATTCATTTTTTGCACCGCATGAAGGGCATGTTATAATGGTAGGATATTCAGAGCCATAGGCCGTGATTCTAGCCGCTAGGAAGATGGCATTTCTGTCCCCAGTCAAGAGGGTATCGACATCGACATCATCGACCAGAAGGGCCTCTAAGAGCCTGTCAAGCACCACTCCTCTTGTGATGAGTGCCTGTGAAGAAAGAATGTCTTCATGCTTTGCTGTCATGAATCTTATTTCTACTTCCTCTCTCAGATAGAAAGGGTGGCCAGGAGGGTATAGTTTGCCACCGGTAGGCAAAGCCACAAACTCTGTGGGATTTGCCATGTCTATCTGTGGCTTCGGGCCAGCATCGGCCACGAATGGGGCAGGAGAGCTTGTCCTAGCCCGGTTATTTCTTCTAGTCAAAAAGCACCTCTTCTAATTAGCTTGACTGTCCAGGCATCCAGTATCTGGTGGAAGCCTCACCAAGGAGTGGGCCAGCCTCAGATGCGTTAGCTGTCTCAATAGAAGCCCAATCGTATTTGAATATGATTGTGAGGTCAGTCAAATCATCTGAGCCATATCCAAGATCGCTTCCATAGTTGACATCTTGAATGAAAGCATTGTTAAGTGTCCATGTCTCAACTGGCACACCTTCAGAGTCAATCTGGGTGATAACAACAGCACCAAGAGCCTCTACAGCGTTCTTTTTAGATATTGTAGTGGTATCATTAACGTCCACAGGAGGGCGGTAACCCGA